TGTATACGGGGACATCGGCGTTTTTGGCACGAGCGTCCTGTTCGTTGAGGAAGATTTTGAAAATGTCGTTAGGTTTTACAACCTCCCGATCGGGTCGTATTGGATTTCTGCTGGCCAAACCGGAACGGTTAACACCCTCCTGAGAGAATTTCGCCTCACAGTTAAGCAGGTCGTTGAGAAATTCGGAATGACCCGCGGGGCAAGTGAAATCGATTGGTCACGGATAAGCCCAGAGGTCAAAGGCAAGTGGAACTCCGGTCAGAAAGAAGAATGGGTGAACATTTTACATATTGTCTGCCCGAATGACGATTACGACCCAAATAGGCTGGAATCCAAGTTTAAACGCATCAAATCGGCATATGTCGAGGGGTCGACTGATACGGAAATCCCCCTTCGGGAGGAAGGATACAACTTGTTCCCGGTTATGGCCCCGCGGTGGGAGGTGAGCGGAAATGATGTTTATGGAACGGACTGCCCTGGGATGGTCGCTCTCGGGGACATTAAGGCTCTCCAGGTTATGCAAAAACGGAAGTCTCAGGCCATCGAAAAGATGGTTAATCCGCCGATGGTCGGCCCCACGGCCCTCAAAAATGTTAAGGCGTCGATCCTTCCCTCGGACATCACCTATGTTGATGAGCGTGAAGGGATCAAGGGGTTTCGTCCTGCCCACGAGGTCAATCTCAATCTTTCCTACCTTACGGCGGATATCTCCGAACATCAGGAGAGGATAAACCGGGCTTTTTACGCCGACCTCTTCCTGATGCTCTCTCTTTCTGATAGGCGGGATATGACGGCCCGCGAGGTGGAGGCCCGCCACGAAGAGAAACTTTTGGTCCTCGGGCCTGTTTTGGAGCAATTAAATCAAGATTTGCTCGATCCGCTGATAGACAACACTTTTGACATTATGCTACGTCAGGGGCTTATTCCTACCCCGCCAGAAGAACTCCAGGGGGAAAAACTTAAAGTCCAGTATGTTTCCATCATGGCCCAGGCGCAAAAGCTATCCGGGATATCTTCCATCGAACGGTTCGCATCCTCCGTCACCAGGATGGCCTCAGAGACACAAAACCCCGCCCTGCTGGACAAAGTGGACATGGATCAACTAATCGACGAATACGGCTCAATTCTGAGCGTTCCGCCGCGTGTCATTCGGACGGATGAGGCAGTTGAGCAGATCCGGGAATCCCGGGCGGAACAACAAAAGGCCCAGGTCCAGTCCGAAGACGCCGTAAGAACGGCGTCAGCCGTGAAGAGCCTTTCAGAAACCGACATAAACAAAGACAGTGCCTTGCGTGAGATGCTTGCCCGGTCCCGCGCGGGGGACCTTGTTGAAAGGGGCGGATGATGGTGAATCTGGCGGACGGCTCATATCTTGGGCGGTTGGATAAGGCCTTAAAGCGTCGCCGGGACCAGGAACTGAATGATATCCGCGCCGTGATGGCGAATGAAAGCGGACGGCGGTTCGTTTGGCGTCTCCTTGAAAAAGCAAAGGTGTTCGGCTCAGTGTGGCATCCGAGTGCGCTGATCCATTATAACGCTGGGCAACAGGATTTCGGCCATTTCATCATGTCGGAGATAACGGAGTCCAGCGAAGAGGCTTTTGTTCAGATGATGAAAGAGAACAAAAAGGATCCATTCGAAGAGGCGATTCTTACCAAATCGACAAAAGAAAAAGAACAAGAAAGCAGGGAGGAAAATCCCAATGACTGAAAAAGATCAAGTGTCCCAGGGCTCACCGACAGACACTAAAGATCAACAAACGGGAGACGATAACAAAAGCGGTCAGGCGTCCCCCGATAAAAAGGCGCAAGAAGATTCTGGCGCGGGCTCAAATACCCAACCGAAGGACGGTAAGGTTATCCCGGAAAAGTATGACCTTAAACTCCCGGATGGGTCCCGTCTCGATGCCGACCACTTGGACAGCATTTCTTCCCTTGCCAAAGAGAAGAAACTTTCCAATGAAGAGGCTCAGGCAATCTTAGAACGGGATCATGCCGTTTTGTCCGCGTTCGAGGATCGTCAACGTCAGGAAGCCGAAGTCATGAAGGATGAATGGGCGAAATCGGCTCAGTCTGATAAAGAATACGGAGGCGAGAAATACAAAGAAAGTATTGCCCTTGCCCGACGTGTTTTGAATCAGTTCGGGAGCAACGCCCTAAAGGAACAACTGAATTCTTCCGGTCTCGGAAATCACCCGGAACTTATTCGGTTGATGGTGCGAATCGGTAAGGAAATTTCAGCCGGGTCACTGGTTGTTTCGCGTGAAAATCCTCCCCCCGCGAAATCGCTCGGAGAGATTTTCTACGGTTCAAAATAAAAAAGACAAAAGGAGATAAACATGGCTGGAGTTGGTGGAAGTGTTCTGACGCTTGTCGATCACGCAAAGCGGATCGGGCCCGATGGCAAGGTGGCGAAAATCGCCGAAATGCTGAATCAAACGAACCGTATCCTTGACGATGCGGCGTTCGTGGAAGGGAATTTGCCGGTCGGACACCGCATCAATGTTCGGACGTCTCTTCCCGCCCCGACTTGGCGTCAAGCGAACCAAGGCGTCGCGCCTACCAAAAGCACGACCGCTCAGCTTGACGAACAGATTGGGATGTTGGAGTCCTGGAGCGAGGTCGATAAAGATATCGCTGAATTGAACGGGAACACCTATGACTTCCGCTTGTCGGAAGCCAAGGCGTTTATTCAGGGAATGGGCCAAGAAATGGCGCAGACCTTGATTTATGGCAATGCCGGAACCGCCCCCGCGGAATTCTCCGGGCTTGCAACTCGTTATAATTCCCTGTCCGGCGTCAACGGGCAGAATATCATCTCCGCCGGTACCATTTCGGGCGGTGATGGAACTTCCATCTGGTTGGTTGGATGGAGCCCGGAAACGGTGTTTATGGTGTATCCCAAAGGGAGCCAAGCCGGTCTGATGCACGAAGACCTCGGTCTGGTGACGGTCGAAACGACCGCCGGGATCGCCGGAAACCGCATGCGGGCGTATCAGGACCATTGGCAGTGGAAGCTTGGTTTGGCCGTGAAGGACTGGCGTTACGCCGCCCGGATCGCCAATATCGACATTTCCGCCTTGAAAGCGGACACCGCCGGTTCGACCGTGAAATTGATCGAATACATGGCCCAGGCTCTCGACCTGTTGCCGGAGTTGGAAACCGTTCGCCCCGCGTTTTACATGGCGCGAACGACTTCCTCCCTCTTGCGCATTCAGGCGATGAACAAAAACACCGCCGCCATTGAGATCCAAAGCGGTTTGCAACAGCTTGGACGCCCAGGTCAAATGTCGTTCCTTGGGGTCCCGATTCACACCGTGGATCAGATCATCGGAACCGAATCCCAAGTGTCCTAAACCAACCAATAGAGGAGATGAAAACATGATTCTTGACAATCAACTGAACTTCTCGAGCGCACAGGCTCTGAGTGCTACTGGCGCGTCCACGAACTATGTGGACCTGACCTCTGACCGTAACATTGGGATCGGAGCGCCCCTTGTTGCTATCGTGACCATTGATACCGCCTTGGCCGGAACGTCCCCGACGTTCGCCTTTGCGATTCAAATGGACGACAACACGTCGTTCTCTTCCCCGACGGCTGTTGCGACGAGCCAAACCTACTCGGGGGCCGCCGTTGTCCCCGCGGGCGCGCGTTTCGTCCTTCCCGTCCCCGCGGACACTTCCGGCGAACGATATGTTCGCCTGAACTACACCCTGGGTGGAACCACCCCGACCGTTACCGTGACCGCCTTCCTGCAACCGGCGTCCATGGTTCAAAACGACGGGACGTTCGCTGACTCCCTGAGCATCTACTAAGGCCATGTTGGTCCGGTCAATTAAACTCGGGTATTACGGCGGGTCGAGGCGAAGGCCGGGGGATGTCTTTTCGATCAACGAAAAGGAATTCTCAAAGACCTGGATGGTTAAGGTCGAGGAAGACGCTAAACCCCAAACCCCTGCAACAAAAGAGGGGCAACGGGTTGAATTGTTCCCGACCGGCAAGGAAAAGGGGCGCGGCACGCTGTCCGGTGGAGTTACCCCTAACCGGGA